GCCGGCACCAGCGCTGACCGGTCACGACCAGCCGAGACTGGCAACGATTAGCCCAGACCAGCAGGGATCACACATTGATGGTGTGGTGGAGTGGGCAAGAAAGTTCATGCAGATTGAGTTGATGGAATGGCAGATCAACGCTTTGCGGGATCAGCTTGCGTTCTCTGATGATGCCGGCATAGAGCTGGTGACTCGAACCTCTTTGGTCTCAGTGGCTCGACAGTGTGGAAAATCTGTTGCTTTGCGGGCCCTGTGTGGCTGGTGGCTGACCGAAATGCCGAAGATACGTGGTGAGAAGCAGACCGTGTTGATGATGGCTCACAGATTGGATGTTGCTGCAGGACTCTATGAAGAGATTGCTGATGTGTTGGAGATGTACTTTGGCGCGAAGTTGACGCGGTCTTATGGTCGCCTAGCTGCAAAGATGCCGGACGGATCAAAGCTTCTAGTCCGCTCAGCCAAGCCAAGCGCAGCGCATTCGCTGTCCGTGGATTTGGCACTCATTGACGAAGTCTGGGGAATTGAAGAAGAAGTCATTGACGGTGGTGTCATTCCAACAATGCGCGCAAGAAAAAATCCGCTCCTATCAATGTGGTCAACTGCCGGCACCGAGGACTCCAAGGTCATGATGCGATATCGGGAAATGGGTCTCAGGTTGATTGACACACACCAGCCGACCAACTTCCACTTCCGTGAATGGTCTCCCCCACCAGATCTAGACCCAATGGAGCCGACCGCTTGGGCTTATGCGAACCCTGCTCTCGGCAAAACACTTCAGATGTCCACCATTGAATCAGAAGCACAGCTCCCCGATCGCGCTTCATTCTTGCGTGCCAGCGTGAACCTTTGGATTGCCACCGACCGATCGTGGCTTCCACAGGGACTCTGGACACAGCTCGCCACTAGCGAACCTTTGCCGGCTGGGGGAGTGGTTGCAGTTGAGGTTGACTTCAATGACTCTCACTATTACGCCACAAGATCTGTCCTCATGCCGGACGGCAAGATCGGTGTCACTGTCGCTTTCACGTGCGACACACAGACCCAGCTCTGGGAACATGTCCGCCTAATTGCCAAAGACCCATCAATCAAATTTGCTTTCACGCCGACAGTTGACTTGCAGTGCCCGCCATATTTGCAAGCGCGTCGAGTCATCGTGGGTTATGCCGAAATCCTGAAATGGACTCCAGCTGTCCAAGGATTGATCCGTGAACGGCAACTAATCCACACAGGCGAGATGGCATTGGCAGAGCATGTCGTGCGCGCTGTCTCGGTACGCACTCAAGGCTCCATTGCTGTCAGCTCTCAGCGTTCACCCGGACCGATAGAACTTTGCAGGACAATGATTTTCTCATCAGCAATTGTTGCCGGCAATCGTCACTCACGTGGGAAGCCACAGCTTGCCATCGTTGCCAACTAAGATCAGCGCGGAGTCGTGTGTCACCCTTTCGTCGGAGAAGGTCCCCCGATGCACGACTCCACCTAAAGCCGACCTAGATATGGAAGAGTTACATCATGGCAATATTTGATCGCAAAGTATCTAAAGCTGCAATCTCTGAACCTGTAGGAAAAGCAGCTGCAGCAGGCGGTGGATATAACGGCGCATCCATGATCGGCGCGTACTACACCTATCAAGAAGGCGAAGCGCGCAATCGTGCAATGAGTGTCCCAGCAATTTCACGTGCACGCGATCTCATGGCATCAGTAATTTCATGCATGCCGTTGATCATGTACAAAGAAACATGGAACGAACAAACACAAGAGATGGAAGAAACTCGTCTTGCTCCGCGAACTTGGCTTCGCAGAATGTCCCCATCTATCCCGAACTCCACGCTTCTCAGCTGGTTGTTTGACGATATTTTCTTTTATGGTGTGGGCTACCTTGCAATCACAGCGCGCACACAAGACGGATATCCCTCGGAATTTGAGCGTCTCCCAGCCGGCTCAATCACCCGACGCGACCAGTCTGGTCCTGTCTTCTTTGCGCCATCAAAAGAGCTTTACTTCTTAGGACAAGAACTCGACTATCGCAATGTCGTCCAATTCATCTCAGGCATCCAAGGCATCATCTATCAATCACCAATGGTTGTCAACACTGCACTCAAGTTGGAAGCCAGCAGGTATCGCAATGCTGAAAGTCTTTTGCCGTCTGGCGTTCTGAAACAAACTGGCGGTGAACCGTTGAGTCAGTCTGAGCTTTCGTCCATTGGCGCGTCCTTTGAGCAGGCTCGCCGCACCAATCAGATTGCGGTTCTAAATGAATTTTTGTCGTGGGAAGCAAGCACAGCTACACCAGACAAGATGCTTCTCATTGATGCTGCGAACTATCAAGCGCTTGAATGTGCACGACTGACTAATGTTCCGCCATACCTTGTCGGCGTTAGCACAGGCTCCTATTCCTACCAGTCGTCACAGCAAGCACGCGCTGACCTTTACATCTTCGGCGTGAAGGCTTATGCAGAATGCATTGCCAACACACTCTCAATGGATAATGTGTTACCAAGAGGAACCTATGTCAAGTTCGACGCTGACGAGTACCTAGAAGAAAACTATCTTGCCGACACAATGGACAAAGAAATGCCAACAGAGAACACACAGGAGCAGATCGCAGAATGATCAAGTTCACAGCGCAATCAGTAACAATCGATGCAGCAGGATCAGATGGTCAACCACGACGCACCATCACGGGCATTGCAGTTCCCTATGGCGTAGATGCCACAGTTTCGGATGGGACTTCTGTACGTGTACTTGAGGGAGCTCTTCCCGTAGATGGCAAAGCACCCCGTCTGCTAATGAATCATTCAACAGATATGGCGATCGGAATTGTCACGGCACGCCAGTCCACCCCGGACGGAATGCTTTTTACAGCCAAGATCAGCGACACCCAAATGGGCAACGAAGCAATGACCCTCATGAAAGACGGTGTCCTTGACTCAGTATCCATCGGCATCACCCCAACGCAGTTCAGCTACGACGAAGCCGGCACGATGGAGATCCGCGCTGCTGTCTGGAGCGAGCTCAGCATTGTTGCCATCCCAGCATTCGCAGGCGCACAGATCACCGACATCGCTGCGAGTATCCACCAACCAGATCCAGAAATAAGCAATACTCAAGAAGTAGTCCCAGAACAGGAGCAAGAAATGGCACAAGAAATTGAAGTAACAGCACCAGTCGAGGCATCAACCCCGACTCCATTATTCGCATCAGCAAAGCGTGAACCACGCTTGCCAAGTGCAGCCGAATTTGTTGCAGCAATGCACAAGGGCGGAGAAGTTGCAGCCAACGCAAACCGCGTATGGAACGATTACCGCGCATATCACAGATCAGACATCGAAGCAGCAGCTGGAGACAATGTGCTCTCGAACGATGCTGGTATCGTGCCAGTTCCAATTTTGGGTCCAGTGTTTCAGGACATCAACTACATCGCTCCAGTGTTGAATGCACTCGGTACACGCGCAATGCCAAACGGCAACGCAGGTGCAACCTTCATTCGCCCAACTTGGACAACTCACCCAACAGTCGCACAGCAGACCACAGAGCTCACAGCAGTATCGGCAACGACTGCCGTGATTGCGTCGAACACGGTCAGCAAAGTAACTTTCAGTGGCAGTGCCCAGCTCTCATATCAGGTAATTGACTTCACAGATCCGAACGCAATGCAGATCATCATTCAAGATCTCGCTGGTCAGTACCTCACCGCAATCGACAACTACGCTGCAGACAACTTGCTTGCAGCTGCATCGTCCGATGGCGTGTGGGACTTGTCAGTTACTGACTTGATGAAGTCAATCTATGACGCAGCAACCACCATCTCGCAAGCTACGAACTACTTGCCGACGCACATCTTCGTAGACCCTGCAACATGGGCTCTCATGGGTCAGCTTGTAGACACAACCAACCGCCCAATCTTCCCAGCAATCGGTGCACCGGGATTGAACGGCATGAACTCACTTGGCGCAGGTCAAGCAACTTCATGGTCGGGCATGAACCCACTCGGTCTTGAGATTGTTGTGGACAACAAGTTCGCAGCGAAGACTATGGTCATCATGAACAAGAACGCTTTTGAGGTCTACCGCCAAGATCGTGGATTGCTCAGCGTCGAAGTGCCAAGCACTCTCGGTCGCCAGATGTCAGTGTTCGGATATGCAGCAACATTCGCTGCAAACTCGAGCATGATCCGCAAGATCACTCAGGCTTAGTCGAGAGCGGGGCTTCCGCTCATGGCAACATACAGCGTCACTCACAAGTACCTGCTGGATAACTACGCCGTACTGCAACTCCTAACCCCATCGGAGATTGCAGTCGGCGAGTCCATCACAGTCGCATCAGTTGATGCAACATTCAACGGGACCTACGCGGTCTATGCATTGCCTGAGTATCTTTATCTAGGCATTGACACCGAAGGCGATTTGATTTTTGATGTCAATGTCCCGATAGCCAATCAGGTTCTCTATGCAAAGACCGCCAGCGATGTCTCGCGTGTTGCTTCAACCGGCACAGTCACATATACCCAGACCTGCACGTGGATCACAGCACAGAACATCCTCGACTGGCTTGGGATCACAGTTGCTACAGCTGGAGATCAAACCTTCACGACAACTTGCGCTGCAGCTGCTAATGCTTTCTGCAGTCGCCGACGCGCCGAAGCTGGTTACACAGGAGACTCACTGACCACTGTCCCATCTCAAGATGTGTACCTTGGAACCGTGATGTATGGCGGAATGCTTTATAAATCCCGTGGAACGGTTGATGTGTTTTCAAGCTTTCAAGACATGGGTCAGACACCAGTAGTCGGAATGAACGGTCAGATCAAACAACTCCTAGGCATTGATCGCCCAGCCTGCGCATGACAGTTTCCAACTACACCGACCTCTTCAACAATGCGATGAGCACGCTGGGGACGAAACTTGCCACGGCAACATCCTTGCCAATCGTGACGGATCCCAGAAACTTGCGACCGCCGTGTGTATTTATCTCGGCACCATCTTTCACAATGTGGAACTACAACATCGCAAAAATGACATTTCCCGTCCAGATCATCTCAATGGGTCCGGGCAACTCAGACGCATTGGGTAACATCTTGAACATGGCTGCAGCAGTAATGACCGCAAATGTCGGAGCAACATCAGGATCACCGACCAGCGTCGATGTCGGTGGCGTAGTCCTGCCGGCATATGAGATGATGATTGAAGTGCAGGCTCAGACCGCATGAGCTACCTAATCGCATCCGAGAAGCTTGGCGTGATCGGTGATCTGTACGTGCCTAAGGCTGGGATCAATGTTGCAGCGCTTCTTGCTGGTGGCTTTATAAAAGAGCTCGCTGAGGTATCAACCACAGAAGAAGAAAAACCTGCTAAAACTAAACCTAAGAAAGCACCCAAGGAGTAATCATGGCAACTAGCACTTATCTCTCGTCCCCAGTAGTAACCGTCAATGCAGTAGATCTCAGCGATCAGTGCACCGGCGCGACTGTCAACATCAACTACGACCAGCTTGAAGCAACCGCTTTTGGTGACAGTTCCCGCAAGTATGTCTCGGGTCTCGGCAGTCACTCAGTCACACTTGACTTCTATGCCAGCTTCGCCGCCACGGAAACTTGGGCAACACTGAAATCACTAGTCGGCACATCAACGACCGTGGTCGTAAAGCCAACTGTCGGCGCTGACTCTGCAACCAATCCGGGTCTAACCTTTACAGGGACCTTCTTAGCTGCGCTACCAATCGTGACCGCGCTGGGAGCCCTAGGAACAATAAGCATTACCTTCAATGGTGGTGTTTATACTTCTGACGAAAGCTAATAACTGACCGCACATCGGTCCGACACGAAAGCGAGAAGAAATGAAACTGCACCTAAAGGTGACAGAAGAAGGCAAAGACCCATACGAAGTCACCACCAATCTGGTGACATTGGTTGCATGGGAACGAAGGTTCAAGCGCAAAGCGTCAGACATGGCGAATGGTGTCGGAGTCGAGGACTTGGCATTCTTAGCGTGGGAAGCATGCAAGCAAGCCAAGATCGTGGTGCCGGGTGAGTTTGACAAATACATTGCAAAGCTCATCTCGGTTGATGTAGTTGCCGAGGAGATTGAAAACCCTACCCAAGCGGAACTCACAGAAGGCTCCTAGCAGAGTTACTAGTTGCTCTTTCGTGGGCTCCGCGCTTTTACTCAGAAGAGTTTGACACCGCCGACCTACTCACTGTCACTACTGTATTAGAAGAAAGAAACAGAAAGTGATGACATGGCGAACAAACCAATTCAGATCATCGGGATCAAAGAGGATCTCAAGAGGCTGAACAAACTCGCCCCAGATCTACGCCGAGACATCACCAAAAGTTACAGAGCATTCATGGCACCTGTAATTGCTGATGCCAAAAGCAATCTTCCAGCTGGTATCGGTCAGACACAGATGCGCGGCTTTGGTCGCAAATGGAAGCTCATTTTGCCGTGGGACAAAGCGGTAGGCAATCGTGCAACACGTGGAATCACTGTCAAAATTGATACACGCAAAGCACGCAAAAAGAACCTTGACAAAGGTATTCAATATGAAACAGTCGGCGCTTTCGTCATTCAGCAGAAGAGTCCTGCCGGCATTGTGTTTGACATTGCTGGTCGTGGTGGAAATCCATCTCCTACTCAGACACGCAATGGCAACACGTATGCATGGAACAACACGCTGATTGAAAACCTTGCAAAAACTTTTCCAAAGAATCCTTCTAGGACTATGTATCCGGCAGTTGAAAAAAACTCTGACAACATTGAATCGGCAATCAAAAACATCACCGAACAAGTCGAGCGTCAACTGAGTGTCGCACTAAGTAGGAGCAATCTCTAATGGCTATTCGCATCCCGATCATCTCAGACTTTTCGGACGCTGGTGTCAAAGCAGCGGGCAAGTCTTTTGGTGGCTTACAAGACAAGGTCAAAGGACTAGGCGGAAGTCTTCCAGCGATCGGTGTTGCTATGGCTGGAATTGGCGCTGCGTCAGCATTCATCTACAAGGCGGTCAAGGCTGCAGCTGAGGATCAAAAGAGTCAGGCGCTACTTGAGCGCCAACTCAAAGCAACACTAAATGCCAATGACGCAGTAGTTGCTTCAATGGAGCGCTTCGTCAGCAAAGCACAGCTCGCCACTGGAGTCGCCGACACTGATCTAAGAAACGGTCTTTCCACGTTAGTTCGCGCCACTGGTGACGCTACAGAAGCACAGGACTTGCTCAATCTTTCCATGGACATAAGCGCAGCGACCGGTAAAGATTTGGACGCTGTCAATATCGCATTGGCAAAAGCAGCGGGCGGAAACATGACCGCACTCCAGAAGCTTGGTGTGCCATTAGACAAGACAGCGGTCAAAACTAAAGACCTGACAGCTCTCACAAAAGCGCTCAACGATCAGTTCGGCGGAGCTGCTGCAACTGCAGCAAATACCTTCCAAGGCAAGCTCAAGATCCTGCAAGGACAGTTCGGCGAGATTGTTGAGACCATTGGCGCAGCGATGCTTCCGTACCTTGACAAGCTTGCAACTTTCTTAGTCCAGAAGGTAGCTCCAGCAATCGAGCGCATCACATCAGTGATCGGTGAAAAGGGTTTGATCGCAGGCTTCCAACAGTTGATCTTTGAGAGTGGAAAAGCTGGTCCAGCAATTATCAACACGGTCAAGGGCGTGACGCTCGCAGTCGCACAATTTGTCAATGTTCTTTACAAGGCAGTCAGGCTGCAGCAATCACAGGTCTACTTTCTCAAAGGTGAGTTCAGCAACGCATTCAAGGCAATTGGCGATGCGTTTACGGGAAGCGCTATTGATGTCAGCGCACTTGCGAAAACCTTTGACGGTCTTGCTTTCGGTTTTGACCATGCAAGCGCATCAGCAAGCACACTCGTTGATGTCTTTGACAAGGTAGGCAACAAAGTTCTACCAGTCGTTATTGAAGCAGTCGGAGACACAGAAGAAGAAGTCGCCAAAGCAGGCAAGTCAGTTGACACAATGAAGAAGAAAATCGAAGAAGCAAGAAAAGAACTAGCAGGACAATTCAAGGCAGCGCTAGAAGGTGCCACAAAGCAACTTGAAGAAGCCCGAAAAGCCTACGACGACTTCAAGACCACAGTCTCAGAATCAGTCACCAGCGAATTCTCAATCTCTGGTGCAGCGGACGCAGCCAAAGAAGCCGGCACGACGATCCTTGCCCAGCTCAATCAGCAGGCTGTCGGTGCCAAAGCTTTCGGAGCAAAGGTTGAGCAGTTGCTTGGAATGGGGCTATCCGAGAGCGCTCTCAGGAAGGTCCTAGAGGCTGGTCAAGAAGCTGGTAGCGCAATCGCCCTAGAACTCATAAACGGGGGCTCAGACGCGATCACAGGACCCAATGGGATCAATCAGCTAGTGGACGACCTGAACACGGTCGCCGACATGTTGGGCACTCTCGCAGCTGACCGCTTCTATGAGGCTGGAGTGACCCAAGGTGAAGCACTTGTCCAAGGCGTACTCGACGCAATCGCCATTGCCGAAGAGCAGCTCAAGAACCCAAACCTCAACCTTGCAGACCTCAAAGCAATCGGCGCACGCTTCGACGGGTCAGCTATGGGCATGAGCCCGATCTCAATGGACGCACCAGCACTCACGGCAGAAGAGCGTCTAGGCATCCAAGCCGGTCGCGGTGGCACCACGTACAACATCACGATCAGCGGTGGCATGGCAACCAGCGCCGAGATCGGTCGCATTGTCATTGACAACATCAAAGCTGCTAATCGCGCTTACGGTCCCGCAGCAATAGAAGTCCTATGACCGCAGCAGTAATTGACTCAGGCACCTACAAGCTTGAAATAGACACAGGCTTCGATGTCGGAAGCTTCGTGCTTGACTCTGACACCAAAGGCATCCTCAATGGTACTTACCCACTAGGACCGACCACCGACTATGCAGATGTAACAACAGGCGTGCTTGACTTGAGAATCTTCCGCGGACGCAAAGACATCGGAGACCAATTCACTGCCGGCACAATGAGCTTCACATTGAATGACCAGATTGCTTATGGCGCTTTCAACCCATTCAACACTGACTCCCCAACTTATGATCCTGCAAACAATCAGCCAGGAATTGCACCAATGCGCAAAGTCCGCTTTTACCGCTACGACTCATTAGGCGCAGCCGAGTCGCTTTTTCAGGGCTACATCGTTTCATACGATTACAACTTCAGTCTTGACAACAATGACACTGTTGCTGTCGGCTGTATTGATCTTCAATACACACTCAGTCAAACCGTCCTAGACGAATGGAATGTCACTGAACAACTCTCGTCCGCTCGAATAGTTGACCTTCTTGCACTCCCAGAAGTCAATGCTTTTCAGGGTGTAGGTGAACAGTCAATAGAGACTGGTGTTGCCACACTCGGCGGATCAGCAGCATTTACGGTCAGTCAGGGAACCAACGTGAACGGCTACCTCACCAACATTCTTGACGCTGAACAGGGCAGAGCATTCGTGGACAGGTCAGGGGTGTTCACATTCCAGAAGCGCATCTCGACGACACTCGCTGGAGCGGTCGTTGACTTTGGTGACAACGATCCAGCGCACACTCCCTACGATCAGGTGACAATCAACTTCGGCGCGGACAAAGTAATCAACCGCGCAAGCGTCACCCATCTCGGATCTAACTCAACACAGACAGCGGAAGACTTGGCAAGCCAAGCGGAATACCTCATCCAAGCGGTCTCCTACAACGGCAGTCTCGTCCATGATGACCCATCGGCTCTGACCCTTGCTGAGTATCTGATAGCACCAGACCCAACTCCAGTCCTCACAAGTGTGTCGTCACAGTTCCAGATGCTTTCAGATGCAAAGCGAGACGCGGTAGCTGTCATTGACATAGGTGACACAATCAGCATTGAAAAAACTATCCAAACCAGCCAGACAACCACGACCGTTATTGCTCAAGAGTCCTTCGTTGAAGGCGTAGAACACTTTATGACCTATGCGTCACCACATCGAGTCACGTTCTACACAACCCCGACAACGGTCTATCAGCTCTTTATTCTTGACAGTTCCACACTTGACACCATCTACGCACTAAGTTAGGAAGCACTATGGCTACCAGAGAAACCTTTACAAGTGGTCAAATCTTGACCGCTGCAGAGATGACATTACTTGCCACGGCAATGATTGCAATCAATGCCCAGACCGGCACGACCTATACAGCTGTACTTGCCGATGACGGAAAATTAGTTACTTGCGACAACGCTGCAGCGATTGCGCTAACGATCCCACCAAACTCGAGCGTCGCTTTTGGCATTGGCACACAAATCAACATTATGCAACTAGGCGCGGGACAAGTCACGATCACGGCTGGAGCTGGCGTGACACTTCGTAGCGCTGCAACAAAAGTGAAAACCAACGGACAGTATTCGGTCGCTACTTGCGTCAAAATTGCGACAGATACTTGGGTTCTCGTCGGCAACTTGGCAGCCTAAGCCATGCAGATTCTTGCTGGAGTCGGCGCTCCTAACCCAGTAGCCAACATTGAATATCTTGTCATTGCTGGTGGCGGTGGTGGTGGTGGTCAATTCGGTGGTGGTGGTGGTGGCGCTGGTGGTTATCGGTCTAGCGCGTCTTTTGCAATCAGTGGAACTTTTACGGTCACGGTCGGCGCTGGTGGTGCTAAAGCTGCGACAACTGGTAATGGTTCGTCAGGTAGTGACAGCGTTTTATCATCTATTACATCTACTGGTGGATCCGGTGGTGTAGGTGGAACATCAAATGTCGCACCATTGAACGGTGGGTCTGGTGCAGGCGGTGGCGGTCTAGCTGGCAACCTAACAGGCGGTCTTGGAAACACACCAAGCACATCACCAGCACAAGGGACAAACGGCGGTACAGGTTCAACAGATAGCACTACTTACCGCGCGGGCGGTGGCGGTGGCGGTGCTAGCGCGGTTGGTGGTAATGCAAGTGCAACCGCGGGTGGTACTGGTGGAAACGGTGGCACAGGCACAGCCTCATCAATAACTGGTGTTTCAGTAACGCGGGGCGGTGGCGGTGCAGGTGCAGGTTATGGCGCTAATGGAACAGCATCAGGCGGCGGCGGTGTTGGTTCGACTAACGGCACAGCAAACACTGGTGGCGGTGGCGGTGGAATGAACCTCACAGCTGCAAACAACTCAAACGGCGGATCAGGTGTAGTCATAATTGCCTACTCAACAGCGTTTGACCCACTCACAACTATTGACGCAGGCTTGACTTATTCAGTTGATACGACAACTCGCAGCGGATTCCGCGTTTATTCATTTACAGCTGGCACCGGATCGGTAACGGTCTGACATGGCTTATTACGCATTCCTAGACGAAAACAACATTGTCACAGAAGTGATCCCCGGCAAAGACGGACTCATTGAAGGCGAAACACCGACCGTTTGGTACAGCAACTTTCGCGGTCAAAAATGTGTACGGACCTACTACAACGGCACCGACTATGCCGGCATTGGTTACACGTATGACGAAGTAACTGGCGAATTCATTGCGCCACCAAATCCACCACCAGTTCCACCCTTTGCATGAAATGGCGTTACCTGCTTGGCTACGCCGCGCTCATTGCGGTCGTCTTGTGGGGATGTTCTGGATGTTCTGATCGTGAACGGATGAATTGCGTTCGCACAAAGAACAAAGCCATAACACTCACGACCGAAATTGCTGTCGGCGGTGGACGCTGTGGCTAGATACACCAATGACGAAATCAAAGCACGACTCATCCTTGTGGTCGGCATAGGTCTTACATGCGCATTCGTCGGCTCAATCTTCACTCTGCTCTACGGGCTCCTATTTGTGACTCAGCCACTCGAGCAAGCACCCAACGACGCAGAAGCATTCTCAGTCCTCAACCCAATGCTCATGACCCTGAGTGGCGGTCTTATAGGATTACTCGCATCAAACGGACTCAAGAACAAGTCAAAGGATGACAACCATGAAAGCTAAAGACAAAGCCATGATCGCCAGTTACCTTCGATCAGTAGTTGGAGCACTCATCGCGGTCTACTCCACCGGCACCACAGACCCACGTGACTTCGGCAAAGGTGCAATCGCTGCAATCATCCCACCATTGCTCCGTTGGGTAAACCCTAAAGACGCAGGCTTCGGGCGTGACAGTAGCCAAAGCTAAAGCTGGCATCCCGAACGCTCGGGACTACATAGGCAACGCCGACGGCGCATCACCTAAGCCACGTGCAGGGATGGATGAATGGATCCGTCAAGCAATTGCAGCTTCTAATGGCGCGCTGTGGAATAACGGTTCGTGGGGTCAGCGTGACATGCGCGGGAAGCCCGGATCGTTATCGGTTCATGCAACTGGCAGAGCTGTAGATCTTTCATATCGCAAGAGCGAAAAGCATCCGAAAGCCGGACGAAAACAAGCACTGGTCTTCATTGACAAACTTGTGGCGAACGCTAATGAGCTCGGCTTGCAGTGCATCCTTGATTACTTCCCAGAGCCACAAGGTCGAGCATGGCGATGTGATCGCTACGCATGGCTCAAGTATGACAAGCCAACAATTCACGGCGCACCCGGCGGAGACTGGTTCCACATTGAGATCACACCACAAGCTGCGGACTCGGTGATCTGGGTCAAAGCCGCGTTTCTAAAGGTGTTCGGGGAAATCCCACCTAAAGCTTGACCCATGCCCTAAGGTCGAATTACCGACGGAAGGCAAGTGAATATGAGTGAGCCACAGATCTTTGATTACAGCGTCTATATCGGCGTGATGGATAACGGACAAGAGATCCTCGTACAAATCTTCACAGAACCCAACTCGGGCAGATACCTAATGGGACAAATCGCATTCAGATCGCACGCTTCATCATGGGGCGTGCCCATACCACTGGAGAAAAGATGAACTACTTTGCAGAAAAATTGATCGGGCTAGTGCTTTGCACAGTCTTTGGGATTACGGCTCTCACGGGGGCTCCTAGCGCGTCTGGTGCACCTTCTAGCACTATGCCTGTGGCTCGGGATTACATCATTGAACCGACCACGACCACCAGCTCCACGATCTACATCGATCCCTACTCGACAGCGTGTGAACAATTCTCAGCTCTTGCCATCAACCTAGGCTGGGACCCAAATCAACGCACAGTGCTCGAGTCCATCATGCAACGCGAATCAAACTGCACACCGAACGCAATCAACCGCAAAGACCCCAACGGTGGCTCACGTGGACTGCTCCAAATCAACGGCTCATGGCACAAATGGCTCATCGGTAAGGGCATCATCACTAAGAAGCAAGATCTGTTACAGGCTCGGACTAACTTGCTCGCAGGATTAGAGATTTACAATTACGGCATGGAGCGTTACGGCTTCGGATGGGGACCTTGGAGCGTCAAATGAGCGAAGGCAGTGCATGGAACCAAGGTGAACTCACCGAAGAAACCCGACGAATGGTCATGGAGCAAGCAATGAACACAAACCACACCACAGCAATTCTTGGACTCATGGACGACATTCTTGCAGTGAGCAAAAACCCTCACGCATCAATCATCCGCCGACTACGCACAATGAAAAACTCACTCTCATTGAATGATCCGATGCCACTCTACGATGTGACTACACTCGACTTAGCAATCAAAGCGCTAGAGGCGCACTCATAGAAAAGGCATCCGACATGTCCGACAACCAGCCCGAACTATTCAACATCACCACAGGATTAGCCGGCACAAAATATGTGCCCAATGTTGATCGCAATGTGATCATCGTTGCAAAGAAAGCGCATCCAACTAGCGCAAATGCAGCGATCAAGGCTTACCCAAAGTCAGGGTCAAAGCGTCAAAAGATTTACAACGCGATCAAACTCTTTGGCGGTCTTACTGATGAAGAAATTGAACGCACATTAGAAATGGCGGGCAACACTGTCCGTCCGGCACGTGTGTCACTTGTGCGTGATGAGCTTGTCATGGACTCAGGGCAGACACGCAAAACTGTCGCAGGCAATGACTCGATCGTCTGGATGGCTTGCTGATGGGCTTTGATCTAAGCAACTATGAGACAGTTGAGCAGCGTCTAGTCCGCTGGTGGAGTGCATACCCTGACGGACGCATCCACACCACGATGATGAATTACTCAGGCGATGCTTGCGTGTTCTATGCCCAGCTTTACGCACACAAAGACGACAAAGATCCAATCTCAACGGGTTATGCAGAAGAGATCAAAACGGATCGCGGAGTCAATGCGACATCATTCGTGGAGAACTGCGAGACGAGCGCCATTGGACGCGCCATTAGTAACTGCCCAATTCAGTCTCAAGGGAATGGTCCTCGACCTTCCCGTCAAGAGATGGAAAAAGTGGCTCGGCTGGGGGGCAACCTAGCGCCCGTCACTGATCGCCCAGCCGGGCACACTCCATCAGGCGCATTCGCCACACCAAAGCAACTCGGCTACATCAAGAAGCTCGCCAAAGACAAAGGCATGGACGATCTGGCATTGCTGGAAATGATCCAACTAAACCTTGACGATGACAGCGCGGTCCTTGAACTACTGAAATCACATGAAGCATCCAAGATCATTGAGCGCCTGAAGTGACCTACGTGGCGTTCAACATCATCGGCATCGTGATCGGTATATGGGGAACATTGCTTGTCTGCATGAAGGAGAAGAAATGACATTGGATGAACTGATTAGCGCGGTAGAACGCTTGCAAGCCATCTACCCAATGCTCAAAGACGATCAGACCGAAGCAAATCAGAAGATCAGGTGGGCTATCAATCACCTAGCAGACAAGATCTGGATGGCTTCGCTGTAGTGAAAACTGATCCGAAGATGAGTGAAGCCGACCTCAAAGAGATCGTGATCAGTGTTGCTAAGCGTTACGGCTGGCTCATTCACCATGATCTGCCGGCACAGAACTCACGTGGACGCTGGCTCACCAATGTTCAGGGCGACGCGGGCTTCCCAGATCTGATCCTGCTGCACCCCATCTCAGGCAAACTGCTTGCAGTAGAGCTCAAAGCGGAGCGCGGAAAACTCTCACCATTACAGAAGCGATGGCTTATGGCATTCGATGCCGGCTCACACTTCAATAGCGTCTGGAAGCCCTCTGACATGGAGTACATTCTCTACACTCTGAGCAACTTCCAGCTCTAAACAATCGGCTAGAACCATGACCTAAGCCTGTCGCAGGGCGGTTGGATGACACGCAGTAATGCGGGTAGATCGGTGCGCCCTCAATCATGCAAGACGAAGTGAGCGAGGCAAAGCACCGAGGCGAGCTGTAAACATAATCAGCTGATGAGTGCAAAGGGTACGGGTTAGGGCAACCCCGTGGGTGGAGCATTCATCCCTGTATGTCTTCACGGTTCGCATAACATACACACAAACAAACAAAGCAACAGACACGGACACACACACATGAGACCGACATCACTGACAAGAGCAAAGCGCGCAAGCGCTGCGCTAGCACAAGCCGAAGGCGCGTGAGCATGGCACGTGGACGCACAACAGATAACAACGAATACCGAAACAACAGAACAGCACTACTCAAGGGACAACCCTTATGTCATTGGTGTCATAAGAAGCCGGCTGATACTGCTGATCACCTAGTTGAGGTTGACCGCGGTGGCGACAACTCGCTCTCGAACCTTGTGCCAGCATGTCGTGAATGCAACAGCAGACGCGGAACCCAATACAAGAA